AGTTCTTTACCCATATGTTTAAATGAAAAATGTGGATTTCCTGGTTGTTGTCTATGTCTTAAACGAACCACATCCATTCCCATTTCAATTGCTTGATAACTTCTTTTTAATGTATCGTATGTAGTTTGTTTATCTTCAATTAAATTCCAATCATGTTCTAATACTAAAACAAAATCCTCTTTTGCATTTTCAGTTAAACGAATGAATGCCTGTCCTATACCAATATTCTTTTGTAAACCTATGAAATCCAATCCAAAGTGTCTTGCAATTTCCATATCTTGTGGTGTCACTTCCTGAAATAGGATAGTCACATCGTTTACCATATCGAATAAACCATTTTCGTAATATGTGGTTAAAGTATCTACTAATACTTGTCCACTATGCCAGGATAATATTCCTATACTGATTGGGAGTTTTTCCATAATTCAAATTTTTCTATTAATTTATCTACTCTTTGTATTTGTGTATGATTTGCTATAACCTTTGCCATACCATTATATGCAATTCTTTCTCTTTCTTCTTCGTTTTCATTATAGTAGTTTATCTTTTCTATACAATCAAACATTTCATCATAATAAACGATATCTTCACCATCTATAAACATTTCGGAAAGTCCAGTCGATTCATCTAATCTATCAGTTAAAACCATTTTACCACATGCCATTGCTTCAAATATTCTACGAGTTATTTCTTTCCATCTACTATTTTGAATAACCATTAATCCTTTGTTCAAAAATTTAGTATGTTCTTCTGCACCCATACCATTTTGATTTCCAATAGCACCTTCTGCCCAATCTGTAAGATAATCTAAAAATGCGGAACCACCTCTACCTCTACTGGTCACTGCTACATATTTTGCATCTAAATTCATAGGAAACTGAACTATGGTGTCTGCCCAATGTGGAACCCAATCCGCATTAATACCACATATTCTATACTCTTCTGCTGATACTTTGTCGGGTGTAATTGTGTAATGAAATCTACTTGCTTTTGGATAATTCCTTTCAAAGTTTTGTGGGTCATCTCCACTCTCTTGAATCCAAAATGAATTTGGTTTTAAATTCTTATCTAACCATTTTGAATTAAATCGTCCCCAATCCATAAACAATACAATATCCGTTGGTGTATCTTGTTGAATCCACAATTGCAATTGGGAATCGTCACCATTTGGTATTGGAACTATTTCAGTTTCCCAACCTCTTTCTTTAAACTCATTTAATAATGATAAAGGTGTTGACCACATTTCATTTGGTTTATGGTCGTATATAAATGTTATTTTCATATTGTATAATCTTCTTTTTTAAAATATGTTCCGTAATCGTCATTACTTTCATTGTTATATGGTGAATATGGTTTCCAATCTTTTCCACTTTGAATGAATTCCATTTCAGCTGCAAATCTATTTAATCTTTTAGTTTCTAAATTTATAGTTTTTAAATAATCACCCTTTGCCCACCAAAAATTTCCACTATAAAAATAACCTCTGAATATAACTCCATATGTGTTGAATTCTGTTTTCTCAAATAATTTAAATACATTTTTTACTTTTTCAATATTAAAATGATTCATGAGATGTCTCCAACTTATTATATTTTCGTATCTATTATCGGATTGCTTTGATGCACCTTTCGTATGAATATACAAAATATAATCGGAATCACCAAATTTTTCTGCATCTTTTCTGATTAAATCCAATGTAGTCCATTCATTTCCCTTACTACGAATATCTCTTAAATTTGGTTTTATTTTTTCTAATATAGATGTAGTTGATATATTTTCATTGGCAATAGAAATCCCCACATTTAATATGTAGGGAAAATCAAAGTGTTTTTCTATTAAAGAAAGTTGTTCATCAATTATTGAGTCAACACCATCTATCGCATATATGTGATAATATATGTGAACCATTATAAAGTATCGTAGTAGTTATTTTGCTTCTCTTGTCTTTCAATTGTTTTAGGGTGTCTAATACAATATATCTCATCTGCTGGAAATGATGTGTACGATTCAAACCCAACGATTCTTTCGTGTACTTTATTCATCCAACCAATTTTGTCAGAATTTTTATAAATACGAGTTTGAACATCTGGGAAATTTACCCAACCTTTTTCATTTACATTCCATCCCCATTTTTGAATATGTGCTTCTGTCAATCCTTCTACGGTATTGATTCTTGGAACAACAATCATATCTTTATCGGTGTTTGCATCCAATAGAGATTCCATATTTACAATCAAATCTGGTTCTAAATACTCATCAGCATCTAACTGAAATATCCACTCACCTTTACATTGTGAGTTTAATAGATTTTTCCATTGTGCAAAGTCATTATCAAATTCAGATTCTATTAATGTGATGTGGTCTGCTTTTCCTTGTAATTCTAAATATTCTACCAATTCGGTTGGAGCTTTTGGTAAATCTAAAAGAACTACTATTTCCGAATTTTCTTCTTTGTAGTTTAATAATTGACTTACTAATCTAATTGTTTCTTCGACTTCATTACAAGCCGTTATTGCGTAACTTAATTTCATTAAAATATTTTTTCGTTTGATGTTGTATAACTCCATGCAGAACCACTTGGGTATCCATAGGCAGTTGATGTTACTCCAAACCCAAATGGTGGATTTGCTATTGTAATAGAACTTTGACCAGGTGTTGTTGTTATTGTTGTTCCAAATGAACCACTACTACAAGTTATTTTATATGGATTGTATGGGTCTACATAATGTGGATGTTGCCACATTGGTGTAGTATTCGGTGTCCCAAACGGAAATTTTGGTGATTCCAAAATTAATGTTTTATCCTCAACTTCTTGCAATTTTTCTTTTAATAAATCCCATTGTTTTGGAGTTGGTGCATACTCATGTGCAGCATCTACAAACCCATTTAACCAAATAACAAATTCTTTTGATGTCATAACTATCTATTTTTTAATTGAGATTTTGAATCTATCCCAGTTACATTTTTACTTTTTGGTGTAAGTTCATTTACATCCATTGTTAATTCTAATACCTTTTTTAATCCACTTATATTATAAGTTCTATACGCATCGTTTGTTATAACCGGTACTTTACTTACAATTTTTGAATAAAAATCCTTTGCACCACCTCTCATTTGTAATTTTTCAGTATCTTCATTTATAAATTTTCCAAAAAATCTTTTAATCAGATTTGGATTTACATTTGACACTTTAACACAATGTACTATATCTTTTCCTTGTGATACATATAATGTGTAAATTATCGGGCCAGTGGTTTCGGTGTATCTACCTTTTGCACCATCAACATATTCATATTCCTTTATTAAATAAAATCTACCTCTCGTCATTTTTGCACCAGATATAATTTTTTTATCATCAATGAACTTACGATATATTGGATTATAATTTTGCATTATTTATTTAACATTTTCAATTTTGGTAATTGTAATTCTTGAAACTTTGGTTGTATTTTAGTATAAATACCATATTGATTCAAAATTACATCAAACAATTTGGTCATTTTTTCTAAACCAAAATTTTGTTTATTTTGCTTACCTAACTGAAATGCTGCGGTTTTATATTTGTCATAATTTTTGTAAACGTCTTTGATTGCAACTAATGCTTTTGAAATATTTACATTAAACCATTGAGATTCTTTTAATAAAAATTGGTCTGCAGCGGATTCGTGTACATTTTTCATTTCACCTTCTAATAATACTGCTCCTTCTTTTAAGAAATCCAAATGACCACTCCATCCACTTACTATAACAGGCTTACCCGTCAAGCTGAATTCTAACAATGGTCTACCAAACCCTTCACCTTTTGTAAAGTTCAACATTGCTTTTACTTTTGGATGTTCGTATAATCCATTCATTTCTGATGCAGTTAAATCACCATGTAAAAGATATACATTTACTTTACCATAGTCATTTCCTAAAACATCTTTAATTTTTTTAATTGTGGTTTCTCTATCTAATATACTAAATCCTGCTGAACTGGTTTTTAATACCAATGCTGGTTTTACTTTTTCGTTTTTGAATGCCATTGCAAATGTCTTAATCATCATTCCGACATTCTTTCTATCTTCACCTAAATCACCTCTTAACCAATGTCCTACAAATAGAAATGCAAAGTCTTCTTTAATACTATCCAATTCGGTAATGTGTGCAACGTGGTCGGTTCCAAAATCTTCTTCATCAAACCCTTCAAAAATAATTTCAACAGGTTTTTGAATTCTATGCTGAGCTATTAATTGTTTTGTATTATTATCAGCCTCATTATAAACCGTATCTACCAAACTCTTCTTTGAATGTTCCGATGGTACTAATATTAAATCCATTCTATTACAACCATGTATCCAATCTAATGCACAATGTGTAGTTTCAATTGCTGCAGTAATTCCAATGTTATAATGACCCAATGGTTGAAATTCATTTGGAACTGTAACTTGGATATAAATGTCGGGTTTTTGTTGAATACCAGGTATGATATTATCTACTACCCATTTATGAAATGGTTTATCATAATTAAGAGCGTCCATTGGAGTATTACCCCAACGAGTACTAATAACTTTGATTTCAAATTTATCTAATTTATAAAGAGAATGTAATAAATCTCTTGCGTGGTCACCATATCCACTTCTTGTTGCTATTGGTGCCTGAAATACTAATGTTGGTTTCATACTATAACTCTATTAATTTAAATTTTTCTTTTGGTTTCCAATTTGCAAATGCACCTTCCATACCTTCAACCAATGCATTACACATCGCTTCTCTGCTTAATAATCCATCTCCTAACATCCACTTTCTACCTTTTAATGCAGCTGCGTCTCTATCTTCTTTTGGTGTTTTATACCAATCCATAATCAATGGAGTAATATCTTCAAAATCAACTCTATCATCAAAGATATATGGAGTAGGAACTGAACCCGTTGTTGAACGAACTGGCCAAATTGGTTTAACCCAATCACCCCAAACTACACCCGCTTTTTTGTGTCTATCATGTAAAGAACCAATCTCTACATAATCTTCCGCAGTTAATAATTTACCTGTACCTCTTTCTCTAAATCCACATTGGTCTTGCATACCACCTGTAACATTTACGATGATTGGTGTTCCTGCCATTACCGATTCTGCCGTTGCTAATCCAAATCCTTCGTTAGATGCTACATTGATTGTCACATCACCGATATTATAAAGATAGTTTAATTGTTCTTCGGAGTATCTGTTTGGTGCAAATACTACATTTGTTTCAGGTGAACAACATTCTGCAATTGTTCTTGGTAAATCCGTTCCATGTTCTTCCACAGGTTGAGTATGCATTAATAAACACACTTTACTTCTTTCCTCTGGTCTCAATGCTTCA